CATTAGTAGCTGGAGTAATGCGATAGGTTTGACGACATTTAGAGAGTTGAAGTGTCGCATTAAGTTCCTGCTGGAGAGAGTTAATGATAGCCAGAGACTTCTTATACTTTTTAGAAAGTTCGGCTTCATTTAGTTTAGAAATTAAGGCTTTCCTGTCTCGGTCAATCGTTTCTTCAGGAGTTGCCTTTTTACACTTGCGTTTTTCCTCTCGTAGATATTCCCTAGTAAAACCAGGAAATACTTTAAGAAGTTGGCTATCTGGGGTGATGGCCAATAATTCCCGTTGTTGTTTTGTTAGTTGCTTCATTGTTTTATCCCCCTTTGGTGGTTGTTTTTTAAGGTTCATATAAGTGTATTGTTACATAATGTTCTTTTTTTGTCCAGTAGAGTTATTTGAGTGGTAGCTTTTGGTCAGAGCTACCGAACTGATTTTGTTGTTGTTTGTTACACTTTGAAGGTAAAAGTGTATCATTTTGATACGATTGTTTCACAAGTGTAACATTTTTCATTTTCTACTTCGGTTAGCTTATCGCACCGAATACATTGTTTGACATCGTGTCCAGTTTCTTGGTTAAAGCCGAACTCGTGAAGAATGATTTTTTTACAATTTTCGCAGTAATCATACTTTAACAGCACAAACTTAATCATCTTTCTTACCTAACCCAGTTTCTTCTAGACACTCTGGACACAATCCCTGTTTAATAGAGAAATCGTCTATTCTAAATAGACCATATCCCGCATCAACCATCTTCCAGCATCGTGGGCAAAATAGTTTTACTGCCCGATACCAGAAGTCTTGTCCGCAATTATCGCAGTGATACACATTACCGAGATAACTGGGGACGGCTACTTTGGAAAGAGCTTCATTACACATAGGGCATAACATTTTACACCTCCTTGTTTAGGTTTTTGACACAAGTGTCTTATTTTTGAAAGAACAATTATTATCTAAAATTATCTCTTCCTCTAATATATTTATCACAAACCCATATTTCCTGACCACCAGAGTCTATTTTCTTAATGGCTTCCCTGACCTCACACTCTAGATTATATTTACACCTTTCATTTATATCTTTTTGCCAATGTGAATTCCACTGAAAATATCCTTCATCTACACTCCCGACAGGATAGTTGCCTTGTTCATTTTTCAGTTTAAGCCCGAGCATACTTTCACAGTCACACAATTTAACCAAATAATCTACATATTTATAATCTCCGGCAATTTCTCTAATTCTTTTTTCGGTTTCTATTCTAACTTTAAGCTGTGCCTCTGACCAGTTCCCATTCATATAAGCGTATTTAATTTGAATTTCTTTTTTGACTTCTTGGACTTCTTGTTTAACTTCCTTCACTCCTTGCTGGACTTCTTTAATTTGTTCTGTTTGCTGTTCTACTTTAATCTCAACTTGCTCAATCTTTTTATTTTGCCGATAAACATTAACTCCCACCACAGCAATACTTAATATAATCGCCAGAAAACCACAGATTGAAGCTATTGTATCGTTGTTGTTTGTGCGTTGATTATTTTTCATAATATAAGTATAGCAAACTATTCTTGCTTTGTCAAGAGGGCTATTCTACTTTATTTATCAAGTCTATAATTTCTTTAGATTTTAGTCGTATAGCGGTCTTAAGATATTCATTAGACGATTGTTTGGTCTTGGTGGCTACTTGTTTTGCTGACTCATTTTTGCCCTTAATTAAATCTGCCCAATCATAATTATTCATTACTATTAGCCAATTATCTTGCGGCATACCATCAAAATGAATTACTAGTGTTGGTATGGTATGGCTCATTGCGGCATCTCTTTCGCTTTGTTTCCAGGCTTCCATTAGGTTTAATTTTTTAACTGATTTAACTTCAAAATTCATACCTAAATTATTCGTTACATCTGATTTTACTATATTAGCACCACTACTAGAATTCCTGTACGCCTTACAGATATTATTATCTCTTAACCAATTAGCCCACAGATTTTCGCCTCTATTTCCTTTCTTTTTAGAGTTGACCATATTATTCAATAGATTTATTTATTTTCATTTTATAAAGCCACTGCCCGTGACATTTTCTACTACAAAATACTGGTTTTCGTTTATAGTCTAAATATGTTTTTTCCACACCACAATTTTGGCAAACATAAGTTTTGGTTCGGGCTAACCTTCTTTTTTCCCAGCGACATTTTTTACACAATAACATTGGTTTATCTATATACTCTCTGCCGCTATATTCTTTTCCGCACACGGGACAAATCCGTGTAAAAGCTCTGGTTTTGTGTGGTCTATTTCTGCGATTATATAATAATTGTTTTTGGTATGTTTCATTAAAAAGTAGCTGATTTAGGATTTGCCTTACTCTTTCTCTGGTAATTTGTTGTTCCCGAGCTATTTTTTCTAGGGTAGCCCCTTTGTAAAATAAGTCTTTGATTTTTTCTTTGTCTGCCATATATTTTTACGCACCACCCCTAGCCTCTGACCGCAAGCCCTCTATTCTGACCTTAAGTCCAGACATTAGGCGTTCAAGTGCCTTTAATTGATATTTATAAGATTTTAAGATTAGATATTCAGGAGTTAATTCATATTCACGATTGAACTCTGCCATACTTTTAATATCGGTGTTTTCTTTAATTTTCTTTTTGACCGACTGGTTTTCTTTTAGACTTTCAATTAGCTCATCACTAATTAGTCCATAATCATAGCCCAACTTACAATAAATATCTTCTAGCTCTGGAAGTGAATTATAACTGGTCTTAATTTGTTTTGTTCTTTTAGATAAAATTGTTTCCATATAATTAAAATGGTATATTGTTGATTTCTATTTTTCTTTGGGTATTATTACCATAATTGAGAGTTGGATTTATATTAAAAAACTCATCTAATACCATATTTATTGGATTTTTTTGATTTTGTCTAGGAACTTAAACTCATTAACCACTACTTCTGTGCGGTATTGTTTAACTCCATTTTTCTCCCAACTACGAGTTGTTAATTATCCCCTAATAAATACTAGTGAACCCTTTTGGGTATAGGTGGAAAAAGCTGAAGCTCCGTTCCAGACAACCAGATTGTGGAATTCTGACTTTTCTTCTATTTCACCATCTTTGTTTTTGAACTTTTTATTGGTTACTAGTGTGGCGTTAGCAACTAACTTGCCATTGGCTATTTCTCTTACTTCGGCATCTTTTATTAGACGCCCGATTAAAATTACTTGATTGAACATATGTTTTATTCAAATTGTTTAATTATATTTTTAATCTTTTTTTCGGCTATTATAAAGCCTTGTTTTAGTTTTTTTTGGGCTTCTTCATCTGGATAAATCCTGAACACAATTATTGTCTGTTTGTAATTGGGGTTGTAAAAAATTAAGTCCCACCACTTTCTATTGGTTATCAATAGGTTCATCTGCACTTGCCATATATAATCACTGCTAATCGCATTTTCTTTTTCTAATAAAATCTTAAAGTATTCTTTGTCGTCCGGGCACTTGATTTCTATTCCCCCGTCGTCTTCAACTAGTCCATCTGGACTACAACCAACATAGTCATTATATTCAATGAAGCCCACCTGTTTTACCTGATTGCCCGTTTCTATTTCGTAGATACTTCTGGCAATGGGTTCTAACTTATTTCCCCTTTCTGTGTGCTTGTTAGAAAATTGTTCTTTTTCCGCACAAGAAAAATAGTCAGCCATTACTTCTAAAATATAATTGTCTAGTCCTTTACCACAATTAGCTATGGCGGTAGCGTGAGAGGCAGTTATTTTTCCCCTTCTTATTTTATACCACTCTTCGCTTTGTTGAATAATATCATCGTGAATAATCATACTTGTTGAGTTAGTTGGTTTTTCCGAATAGCCACGTATTCATCAAAAGCACTGCCCTGCCCTTTATTTTTTTCATAGTATTTTTTTAAGTCTTCAAGGGTAGTAATTTCATCTATTTCTTGTTTGGTTTTTAACTCTAAATCTAAAGGATTATCTAGACTATAATTTTCATTATCGTTATCTTCAATTTTTTCAAAAACATCAGAAAAGTGCTGTTTAACTGCCTTCTTGATAATGGTTTTTAGCGCCATCTCCATAAACCATTGCCGCCAGATATAATCTGTCTTGGCTGTCTTTCTATGTTTTTCTATTTCTTCCCTACTTAATAGGGTTAAAAATTCACCCCGTTTATTTTTTATCACACAATAACCGCCAATAATGTTTTCTTCTTTGCGATTAAATGGCTCTTTGATATTATGATGATAGATGACACTACCACTTTCTTTAGCCACTTGAAAATCGTCCCCCTCATATACTAGGGATACATCTATTTGGCTCTCTGGATATGCCAAGAGCATTTTATTTTTATAAGCTATATAGTCATAACTAATGCCGGTTGGTTGAAGTGTAATGTGTTTTCCGTCAAATACTAGTCCATCTTCTGCTACCCGGCGGAATAATTCTGCCATTTCTTCTTCGGTTCT